AATAAATATTTAAAAAGACTATAAAATCAAATGGGGGTGTAAAAGCCCCCATAAAACAAATAGAAATTATGAAAACACAAAACACAATCAAGAAAGCACAAGTAATTACAGTTGTGATATTAATAATCTTAATTGCTTCGGCTTTTATCTACAACGTAATTAACTATGGATTTATCAACTTTTAAAATAACAATTAAAAACAATTAGAAATGGCAGCAGAACAAAAATCAAATATCGAAAAATTAAATAGTCAATTCAAGGCATTGCATAATGAATTGCTAGTAAAAAAAGAGTATGAACTAGCGGAAAAATTTTCCACCACATACTTCGAAACGCAAACGGCAAATTACATCGCTGGAATGGACTATATCAAAAACTTATACGAACTTTAAACAACAATTAAACAATTAGAAATTATGAAAAAAGTATTATTAGTAGCGATTGCTACGTTAGGAATGATTAGTTGCAGTAAAGATGAAATAAATGAAAACTTAGCATGTGGAGAATATGACAAAGTACAAAAAGAAGATGTTTATTCTGGTAATGATGAAGGATGTAGAATAATAAAAGCTTTTGTTTACTTTCTTGATGGAAGTAGAGGTCAGATAAGTTTTTCAGACTATAATCGTGCATACGAATTACAAGTAAATGAAACAAGACCAAAAGGTAGTGGTGTTGAGGTTTGCTTTGAATTATCTACTGAAGCTAAAAGAATTAACTGTAACTAAACAATAATTAATAATTAAATAGATATGTACTACGAAGAAATTGACCCAATAGGCGAAAGCGATATTCAAGAAAACTGTACACATTGTGACGCACCAGATGTATCATATCATGGCTACTGTTCTAAATCTTGCCACAATTACGATAATAAATAAAAATTAATAATTATGAGAACTAAAAAACTAAATACTGGCGTTATAGTAACGTTTGACGAAAAAGATAATATGATTTGTGTATCTTCACCATATCATAAAGACGAAGAACCAACAACAATTAGCGTATTAACGTATGCTGTAAATAAACTAAAACAATGGATTTAATACTACTTGGTTATGGCTGCATATTTGCTTTTATTTGCGTATGTATAATTTATTACTTTAATAAACAAGATTATGATAACTAGAAATACAAAATTTAACAGAATATTTTTCTTAGTAGTAATGATAATAACTTTTTTAATCGTAGGACTGAAAGTTGGAAAAGTTTGAATTAATGTTTACCAACGGTTTGTATAAGGTGCGTTTTAATGCACTTTATACGTTGTTACCCATCTGTATTTTTAAAAAGGACAATTAGTGAGGAACGAACTAAAAGTAAAGAAAATGATAAACAAAACACATAACGAGAATTGCAACGTTACAATGAGTAAAATGGATGATAATTTTATTCAAAGCATAATAACATCACCACCATATTTTAATTTAAGAGATTATGGACACAATAAACAGATAGGTATTGAAAACAGTTTTAGTGATTATCTTAATAATTTATTAGAGGTGTTTAATAATGCCTACAGAGTTTTAAAAGATGATGGTATTTTATTTGTAAATATTGGTGATACTTACGCAAGTAAAAAAGTAGGTAACATTAAAAGAAAAACATTGATAGGAATACCAGATAGGTTTAAAATAATGATGATTGATAATGGATGGATTTGCAGAAGTGATATAATTTGGCACAAACCGAACGCAATACCAAGTAGTGCAAAAGATAGATTTGTTAATGATTACGAGCGTGTTTTTATGTTTACAAAGAATGAAAAATATAAATTTAATACGCAATATGAAGAACGTAAAACAAAAGTAAGTAGTAAGACAAATAAAAGACAAGAAAGTAAATACTTGAATGACGAGCAAGAGAAACAAGTAAGGCAAGGAATGAATAAAAAAAGAGGTTTAAAGTTATTGGAGAAAAGAAACCACTTACCAGAACATTTGTTTTTTGTTAATTTTTTAAGAAGTAGAACAAGTGCAAAAGATTTATTTAGTAATGTTAGTGATATCAAACTATCTACTATTGAGCATTGGTTCAGAAAAGACGTAGGTGGTTTTAGTTACCCTAAATTAGATGATTGGAATAAAGTAAAAGATTTTGTTAATGATTGGAGTGATGATTTTCATAAAATAGATTTAGGATTAATGACTATTGATTACGAATATGATGACATAAACAAAAACGCAAATAAAGGTAGGATAAAAAGATGTGTTTGGAGTATTAACACAAAGCCAAGTAAAGAAAAACACTTTGCAGTTTATCCAGAAGAATTAATAAAGACACCTATACTTTGCAGTACAAATGAAAATGATATTGTTTACGACCCTTTTATGGGAAGTGGAACAACTGCTAAAGTTTGTAAAGAGTTGAAAAGAAAATGGATAGGTAGTGAAATCAATTCAGATTTTTGCGATATTTCAAATGCAAGAGTAAGAACATAAGAGTGGTTGCCCTTTTTAAAAATATTGTGGGTAACGTACTCGGCTATGAATTGAAGCCGTATAACAAATGTTCAATTAAAAAAAATAACCTTAACAAAGGCTTTTATTTATAGCCATTGTTATAAATCTGTAAAAACTATGGAAGTTTACAAAAATTGGCAAATAAGAAAATCTGATTATGCAGTAGGATATTATGAAGCAACAAACTTAAATGACTGTGATGCTTATATGAAATACGCAAAAAGCATAGAAGAAATAAAGGCTGAAATAGACGATGAAGAATAGTTTTTATTGTTTATAACAACTGTATAAACACAATAAAAGTATTACTTATAAATGGGTAAGCCTATAAAATATACAAAAGTAAAAACAATTAAGATAACAGAAACACAACACAATACGCTTATTAAAATGAAATCGTACAATGTTGATGTTTCTGAATTTATCCGAAAAGCTATTAAAGAAAAGATTAATAGAGAATACAAAGAATTAAAATCTAAACCAAAAAGGGAATATTGCCCTTTTTAAAAGTAATGCGTTAAACGTGCTATTTGTCCGTTTTTTTTAGAATGTAAAAAACCCTCTATTGCAGCTTGGTTAATATAACCGTTTCTATGATGCCAACTATCTGCTGGTGATGGACTGCGTAAACTTTCAACAGTCACGTTAATATAATCTTTTGCAGTTTTATGATGTACGTGATGCGTGTAAAAATATCTATATTCACTATTAGCCCAAAACTCTTTAGCTTCGATACTCATTAGTTGACCTAAATCAGCTTGTTTAGCACCATCGCCATGAGTAGTGCCGATTAAACTGTTTCCATAAGTACTGTATTTTCTGTGTGCAATACCACAATCAAAAGTAATGTTTTTACAGTTTCTAAAATATGTTTGTATAACATCAGCTAAAAAGAAACCATTTGTATAATCGTGGTTACTTGGATTAAATACAAAATGAACATCAGCAACACTTATTAATAATTCTAAAACATCAACATATAATTGTTTTGCCATTAGAAAATTATCATACCACATACCATCTGTATCTTGTGGCGTTCCACTTGTTGTTTTTCTGTGTGGCGTATCGGTGTGTAAAATATCGTTACCACCAATAAAAATAATTTTATCTATGTGAAACCCTTGTGATTTATTTAAAATGCCTTTAACACCATCTAAAACACGTTTTACAGCTATTTGTTGATTGTATTGTGTGCCAGTTTCAAATGCAGTACATAATTTACCGACATGTATATCTGCTGGGTCTAATACTAAACAATAACTTTCTTTTGATTTTGTTCTTTTTACTTTAGGAAACTTTGGTGAATATTGTTTTAAATCCTTTAATAAACTATTAACAAAAGCATCTTTTTCTATTGATTGAAAACGTGGATTTTTAAAAAACAAAGAACTGTTTTTAGATTTAACCCAACCATGTTTTATTTCATTAACTGGTATGCCTTGTTTTTTTGCTTCTTCTTTTAATCTTCTGTAATTTTCAACAACATCTAATTCATCATCACGTAATCTTAGACGTGTACTGTATCTGTTTTCTGCCATAATAATAATTTTAAAGTTTTGTCAAATATACTAAAAAATTTTTACACCCAACCTAGCAGATAAATTTACGGTATTAGAAATGTTATCATAAGAACCAACAACACCGATTAATAATGTGTTTTTAAATTGATAATCTAAACCTAAACCAACACTATTAAAGTTTTTTTGTATTGGTACTTGTGCTGATAAGAATAAACCGCTTTGTGGCTTTATTTTAGTTATCGTAGTTGTTGTTTCTTTCTTTGGGTATGTGATTATACCAGAAACATCTAAAAGTTCGCCAGATGTTGTTATTTTAAGTTCTGCTGATGCATCATTAGATTTTAATGTTGTATCATATTGTTTTGATTTTATAGATGTAGATGTGCTATCTTTAACAAATACAATTTCTGTATCACCTTTTTGATTGATTATCTTTTCTACATAAACAGTTTTTGGCACTTCTTTTATTACCGTTTCTGTTATAGTATCTTTCACAACAATAGTTTTTGTTTCTGTTTTCGTTATTATCTTGGGTTCTTTTTCGCATTGCTTTATAACTGCGAATAAAATCACCATAGCAGCTAAATACCATACAATTTTATCTATTTTCATATTGTTGAACTATTAAATAACATTCATTCCTACCAACATCTAACAAATATTGTTTTAAATTAGTTAAATCTGTTAATTCATGCATTTCTGTTAATGTGTTGAAAAATCTTCTAAACTCTGAAACACTAGAAAGTTCTTCTAATTCTTCTTCTGTTATATCAATGTAGTATTCATCTTCCATAATGTTATTTATTTGAGTAATCCCAACGTGCTTTTGTTTTTCTTATATCATAGTGTACAAACGTTTTATACAAACCTAAACCACCTTGTAAAATTTCGCCTTTACTCATTAAATCATCAAGTAATTGATAAACTATCTTTGGTGTTAAATCAGATACAACAATATCAGCAGCTTTGCCAAGTACGTGTTGACTGTTTTTAACACCACCTATTGATTTGTTATGTCCTGGTGAACGATAACCACTATTTATTTTAATTGGCTTGTTTAAATAATCTCTAACGTATTGTAACTGATTTGCAAGTTTTACAATGTTAAAATAAACTTCTTCTGGCATTTCAGCACCATCTTTACTATCAAATTCTGATTTACTAAAGTTTTCTGTTATTCTCATTTTCTTAGTTTTACAATCGCATCTATCACAGCTTGACTGCCTATGTAAACCACAGCAACGTTTATCCATTCTGAACCACTTACTTTTTCCCAGAATAATGCAATAGTACACACTAAAAATACTAATAATTTTCGAGATATAAACTTTCCAAGCCATAAATCTAATGTTGCTTTTATTTTTTTCATTTAAAATCTATTTTTTACGACATCTTTTAATAGTTTATATAGTTTTATACTAAAGTCTTTTAAAACGTTTGAAAAGTCACGAAAAAACGCAAATAAACCATACATTAATATAAAAGATAATGATGTTATTGTTATCATACTAATAAAATCAGAAGATATGTTATCATAAAACACATTATAAATAATGTTCATGAATAGATATGCCACACAAAATGGTATTACTAAATCATTAAACGTTATTTTGTTTTTATTTTTCACTTGGCTTATATAATATAGCGTATGCTAATGTATCTTCTAATGCTACAAAAGAATGTTTTATATCTTTTGGAATTGTTATTTTATCGGATGTTCCGTAATACATAGTGCGTTCTAACCACTTTATTTTACCGTAAACAACGTTTATAACTTCCTTACAATCGTGGTGGTTTGCTTTAAAAACACCGCCTTTTGGCATTGTAAATTTTATTATTAATTTATCATCATCTAAATATACTTTTTGCAGCGTTTTAGATTGCCCAGCATCACGTTCAGTTTCATCACTAAATTCATTAACCATCATTTTATAAGGTAGATAAACACTATCCTCATAAAATAGCCATTTTTTAAGTAGTTTGTTAATTTTTTCCATCACGTTCTTTAGATATTAAACGTTCTAAATTAACTCTACATCTATCTAATGATTTACTGACTACTTTTTCTGGCATATCTTCTAAACCTTGTTTAAAAGCATTTACGGCTACAATCATTTTTTCAGCCATTTCTACACGTTCATCAATAGTTTTATCCTTGTAGTTGTTAAAGTCGCTTAAAAGTCTATCGTAACGCTCTTGCTCTTTTTCTTTTTGACGTTCTTTTGATATGTACAGATAACCTATTACACCAGAAGCACCACCTAATAATATCCACATCAACGTTTTTACATCTTGTGGTGCTGTTTGAAATATGTATGTTAGAAATCTCATATTTTAATCTATATCAGAATAATTAAATTCAAATAAAAATATACCTTCTTTATATTTTGAACAAACTATTTTAATTTTATTATCTATGTCATGTATCATATTTGGATAACTCCACAATCCATTTTTAAATGCACCAGCAAAAACTTGTCCAGTAGCACTACCAGAAACAACCCTGTAAATATTTGATTGTTGAAAATTTAAAGTGTTTAAATCAGCAAAGGCAAAAAATAATTCTAATCTTTCACTTAAAGCGTCACCAGTACCACCACATAAACCAACTTTATTATTATTTAAAGTAATTAATGAGCTTCTTGCATCACTAGATGGTATTTCTGATATAATTGGAATACCATCACCAAAATCAAAATATTGTCTTTGTGGTGGACTTGCAAAATTAAAATTTCTGCTTAATCTTATAAATTGATTTCTTACTTTTGTAGCTGATATTTCAGTAAATACATCAGTACTATCTGTTAATTCTCCATCGAATAAACTAACGTTATTATCTAAATATGTTAATATTTGGTATCTGTCTGACCTAATTTCATTCGCTATATTTGTGCTTAATGGCTCATTAAATGAATATGCAGTAAAACCAGATTGAGGCGTTATCGCATTACCATCTGCTGTATAAACCCAAAAAGGTGTTCCATTTGTTGTAGCGGTTAATCTTTCAGAAGCCAAAACACCTAAAGCAGTCCAGCTTTTAGGGTCTGGTATTCCGTTAGTGTTATAAACTGAACATATATAATAAAAAGCACCATCATATTCTAAAATTTCAGAATTTACTACTATAATTTCATCAGTACTGCCAGAATTAGATAACGCTTCAAATATTGTAAACTTAGAAGATATTACATTTAAACTATTTATATACTTCATTTTTATAGATTGCCCAGCAGTATCTTCATCTTGTAAACCCTCTTGCCAAGTTATAACTAAATCAGTATATATTCTTTTTATAAATGGCACGTGTTGATACGTGTCTACACCTAAAACCGTACCATAGTTTATTTGTCTACTACTAGCTAAATTTGGTAAATCTTGATAAGCACCAACTAGATTTTCACCCCACGTAACAGAGGTATCGAAATCTATTTTATTATTTCCTATACTGTTATGAAATCGTTTAATACTCATTATAATATATCGTTACCAGCTAATAATTCATCTGAAATATCTAACATTTCTGCTGCTGACATCTCTCTACCTTTCCAAAAATAAGTTCTGTTTAATTCAGCATCTATATCTGTTCCTGTGGGTGATTGGCTATCAGCACCTATGAATAAATCATTAGTAGTGTTTGGCATACCTGTATATGTACCTGTTTCAAAACCTGTTCCTGTTTCAACCTCTACACCATCAATATATAATCTAGTACCAGCAGCAGTTCCATCACTTGTAACACCTACAACATACCATTGATTTAAAGTTGGTGTATTGTTATATTCTATATTAACAAAATTAGCACCATCTGTATATAAAACAACTTGGTATCTTGTAGTACCAGTACCATTCAAAAATATATAATATTCTTTGTCATTTGCACCAGCACCACGTTTTGATGCTAAAGCGTTACCCTGTGTTGGTATGCTCTGCCATCTTACCAAAGTAACATACGAAAAATCACCACTACCGAAAGTTAAATCATCTACATCTGAAACAGTCAAGTAGCTATCGTTGTTTTGGAGTTGTAAGGCATTATTAATAAGTCCTGTTGTGTATGCTATTGTACCAACACCAGTTCCGTTATATCCATTACCACTACTATCTAATAAGTCATTGTTATATTGGTATTCTGCTACTAAATTAGCTAGGTAAACACTAACTGCTGGTGTTGCACTTGTAATAGTTCCAAAATCACTATCTAAAAATCCATTTCCTTGTGTTTTACCTCTGTAATAATATGTAGTGCCGTTTGTTAATCCTGTATCAGTAAATGTCAATAAAGAACCACTATATACTTCTGTTCCAGCAGTTGCGAAATTATCTAAAGAACGTTCTATAACATAAGTATCAGCGTTTGTAATAGAAGACCAATTTAATATTAATTCCGTATTACCAATGGTTATAACTGGCGTAATTTCAGCTACATATTCCACAACACCAATGTTTAAATATGTGCTAGTTCCATCATAAAAGAAAGAAAATATATTTAATTTTGTTGCATCAGCTTCACCAGATGAAATATAATTAGTCCCAGTTATTGTTGGAATATATCTATCACAATAAACATTTACAACAGTTCCCTTGATAGCACCAGTTAAATCTAATGTTAAATTACCACTTGTTAAAAAAGTGATTTCATTATACAAAGCATCTTCTGTAAATACTATTGATGTGCCAGTTTTAGATACTAATGCACCACCACCACCAATAGCGGTTTGTAGATTAGTTTTATTTATTCCTACTGATTTGTCACCAGCTGCCCTAGTTGGGTCAACCAAATAAACTAACGTGTTATCGTTAGTAATTTCAGTAACTTCGGTTAATTCGCTTAATTTTTTATTTGCCATTTTATTCTAATGTTATTAAATCACCATTTTCTAATAATAATGAAAAACCATCTTCTAATAATAGTATTTCTGTATTTGTTAATAAATCTAAACTACTAACGTAAATGCTTTCTATTTCTTCTGCACTTTCAAACGTTAAATCGTAACCAGTAAAATCTTGTTTTGCACCACCACTATTTATATTTAACGAACTTACTTTAGCACCATTATATAAACCACCTAATTTTAAAGAACCATCGTTAAATTCGACAATATACCTAAAATCAAAATTTGTTAATGCGTTTAATTCATTTGTTGTAAATACATTTTGTTTTAATAATCTAAAACTTAAACTTTGATTAAATAAAACACCGTTTTCATCGTTTGTAATGTTTTCGCTAAAATTACCGTTTGTAACATCGAATTTATACAACGTTTTAGTATTATCTGTACTAATTAAATTTTGCCCATCTAAAAGAAATTGCACACTAGCATCATAGGAAAAAATATAAACGTTTTTTACACCGCCTATATTATTTCTGCAAAGTATTTCTTTTCTTCCGCTTGTTAATACGCTCATCAATCTGTTTTAAATAGATTTCTAATTTTTGTTTGTGTTCTTCTTTAATCTTATATTCTGTTTTATCCATCTATTCTAATTCTAAATATTCACCGTTTGTACCAGAACCACCACCAGCATACATACCGCGTTTAGGTCTTTCGCTTAATGGTAAATACCAACCGCTTATTGTTGAAATTTCTCTAGGGTCTACATCGTAATCATTAGGTTGACTATCGTCGTATTCTGGAATGTTTTTATCACACAAATAACGTTCCATGCGTTCAATGTAAACATCAGCTTTGCTTTGTGCGTTCTTTGCTGAATATTGTATATCTTCTAAATTAGATGGTGATGCATTTTCTGGGCTGTTTGTGAAACTTCCAGTATTCATAGCTAATACTACACTATCACGTAAATATTGTGCAAATACACTATGCCATAATACAGGTTTGATATACTTGTTGTATAACTCTAAATAATCATCAGCTAAGTTATTTGTGCCACCCTCGTTATAGTCTGTTACTATTTTTTCATATAATGCAGTACCTAACGATGGCTCTAATATTAAAACCTCAACATCAGTAAGTAAATGTATAAATTTATCTACATCAACATTGCCACCCATTGACGTATTTTGCTTTATTTCGTATGCTGTTATTAAACCCATATTATCTATTATTGTGTGGTTTTACACTAACGTTTGTATTATTAGTTGGTACTTTATAGCCTTTACGCCTTGCATCTGATGTACTGATTTTCTTAGCCAATGGACTATTAACATCAACACCACCACCACGTTTTAAGTAAATTTCACGTTGCCATTGATGTTTACAAGTTCCGTTTGGATAACTCGCACTCATTTTACCGCCACCTTTCCAAAGCCATATTGAATAAGAATTAGAACCACCTTTACCAAAGCCATCATTTATACCGCTACGTTCCATTTGTAGTATATCTTCTTTACGATACAACTTGTTTGCAAACATCATTTTACGACAAAACTCACGCTCTGGTAATGGATTACCAACGTATCTATAACGTATAGCAATATCTTCACTATCTTGTTCACTTTTTGCGTTTGGTCTAGCAACACCAGTAGATGTTGCAAACTGTATGCTTTCATAAATTAAATCATCAGTTTCATAATCAACTTCATTAACAGCTAATAAAAACCAATCACGTTCTGGCAAATCTTCACCAAATGTTATTAAGTGTTCTGCTAACTCTGGCGTAGCTTCGTTTTCATCAGCTAAACAAATATGTTGTGATAATTCTACTTCTTCTTCTAAATCTTCAACTGCGTTATCTTCTACAACTATTTCTTGTTCTACTTCTTCTGTTGCATCTACATAACTATCACGTAAAGGTAAAAACTCTAAATCTGTTTCTAAACTCGCTAATTCTAAAGCTGGTTTAATAGCATCTAAAAATTGTTCTTGTTTTGGTGAAATCTGATAATCTTGTAATAACTTAGATGCTACATTTAATTCATCTGCATTAGAACCAAAACCAGTAGCACTAGACATACCGAATAGTAACGGACTTGTTACACCATGTGCAGTTATTAATTGATATTTTGCATCTTCACGTAAACTTTCCCATTGATTATGTGCATCATTAACATCTAATTTTTCTATTGTTACTTCTGCATCTTTACCATCGTTAAATGATAATATGAATTTACCAGCGTTTGGTGAACCAGTTAATTTTTGTTTAATACGAAATTCAATATCAGCTTTTTGTTCTTCTGATAATGCACCGCCATTGTTCATATTAATTACATAACCAAAACTAAGACCGTTCTGTATGTGATTAATACTAAAGTTAGATATTTCTTCTTCTATTTCTGCATATTGCAACCCAGCCATGTAATCTGGATAACTAAAATAAAAACTACCACTCTGATACGGTTTGTATAAAAGTATCATTTCTTTTTCAGTCATTTTACCTTTAAAAATAGGCATTGGTTGTGGTCTGTATTTTTGTGTGTTAGACCAATCAAAAGAATAATAAACATTATCTATTTCGCCTTTGTCGTTAGCTTTTTCCATTGCTAACTTATCAACAGGAAAATGTTTCATCATCGCAATACCACCACCAACAGAACGCACTAATTTAATTGCAAACATTCCGAATAGTTTACAATCTTTTAGTGTTTTGCGTTGTTCTTGTTTACTGAATAGTTCGTTTAATTCATCATATAAATCTGTTTCACCTTTTTTTACGATACCTTGACCGAATAATAGGTTGCTATAAACATTTATTATGCTTTCATTAGTTGGCGATCCGTTATATCTGTCGATAACGTAATTAAAAAAGCTGTTATCTTTTCCATTTGTTACCCATTTACGACCATAATTTTCTTGAATATCTGGTTTAACGTAATTAGATAATTGAAATAACTGTATATTACTATTCATTTTACTCATTTGTAAAGTATATTTTACCTCTAAATAACACGTTTAACGCACTATCTACAACTTTGTATGTATATTCATCACCTTGTTTATAATCTGCGCTAATAGGTATTTGTAATTGGTTCATATTAGCTTTAATCTGTGATAGTGTTTTAGTAACACTAATTGTACTAGATGTATTATAATTTTCGTTTGTTAATATAACATCATAATCATCAGTAACGCCATAGTCACGTAAAACAACGTTTATATTTCTACTTCCTGTTAATGTTAGAACTCTCATAATAATATAACAATATAATCAATTTTTTGTTTAATAAGTACAAAAAAACCCTATAATAAAACAGGGTTTTTCATCAATTAAATCAATATGAAAATATAAACACTACGGATTAACGTTAGTTGCACTTACAATAGCATCTAATGCTGTTATAGTTGCTGCATCTAATGATGGTGCTGGTAACACTTCTGTACTTGTTAAAGTAAGATTATAACCGTTAAATTCAGCTTTAGCACCACCAGATTGTATGTCACCAGTTGCTACTGTACCATCAGAAATACCTTGTATTACACGTCTACCATCACGAAATTGGATTATAACCAATGGTCTTGATTTCACTATTAATGCCAATTCATTAGAACTAGCGGTTGTTTGTTTTTTTAATGCTACTGTTAGCACTTGTTCATATACAGATGTACCAGCGTTCTGGTCTGCTGTAAATGTTTCAACAAATGTATTACCATCTGCTAAAAGTTCGTATTTAAACACCTCTGTTAAAGCCACGTCTATTGCTGTTGCTTCACCAGCTGCTACGGTAAAAGCATCTTCCAAGTAGTCTGCTAAATAGATAGCTTTTATGCCACCGATTGCATCTCTACATGGTTCTGTTCTTCCGCTTGTTAATGCACACGCCATATTATTATTATGTTTTTAAAATAAAAAAGGTGGTAGTTTGCTTTTAAACGTACCACCTTAGTTATTGGTTAATTAATTATTCTTAGTTAGCTACGTTTGTAATACCGTAAGTAATTATATCAGAAACGTTACCGTACTGAATACCATCACCCCATTCCATTACTACATGCACGTTATCAGAACCATCAATCATTGATTGGTCAAGTAAACGAACTTGTGAACCTAAAGATAAATCTTCGATACCGTACCAAAGAACACCGCTACCTGTTGCTACCATAACATCATCAGATAAACCAGCACATTCGATAAGTGGAACACCTTGAAAAGTCATTTGTGCTTCTCTTTCGTTGTATAAATCTGCTGCACCTAAAGCCGCTTGTGCTTGGATATAGAATTTCTTAGCTGCTGTTGATATTCTGATTGCAAAACCTGGCATATTATAAATAACTTTTCCAGATGCAGATAATACTTTACCTAATTCAGCAACAATATTAGCTGCACTTAATGTAGTACCAGCTACTTCGTTAGCTGCTGGTAAGTTAGCATCAGCAGTTAATAATGCTTCAAAACCATCAAATTCACCACCAGTACCGTTAGCACCTTGCCAAATAACATTTTCTCTTGATGCAGCAACGTTAGATGCTACTAATGCACCTAAATAGCTTTCAAAAGAACCTGTAAATCTTCCAGCACTATAAAGTGATTGCCAAACTGGTCTGTAAGTCTTTTTACATAGTTTCATGTTTACTTCAAACTTTTCAGTTGTCAGTACTCTATCAGCAATAGTAATAGTACCGTTATCAGTAAAATCACAAGTTGCATCTTGTACAATACCAGATAAATTTACGTTTGGTACGTTCCATTTGTAAGGTACAGTTTGTACTACTTCAACACCACCGTTTTCAATAGTAGTTGGTGCAAGTAAAGCAGCAGAAATAAATCTACCAGCATCAGCACCAGCATAGTTAGAACTGATTGTTTCAGTTGTTGCTAATTCAATTTTTGTTTTTTCCATTTTTCTAGTTGTTAAAATTAGCAAAAACACGTTCAGCTATTGATGCTGGTCTGTTCTTACCGTAATTGTAGTTATTGTTTGTTGTTTGTTTAGTTTCTGGTGTAACGCTTACACTTTCAGTTTCTGGTTGTTTGTTTAGTTGTGCCTTTAACTCTGTAATAGTTTCATCTTTTGCAGATAATTGTTTAGACATTTCTTCTTCATAAAGACCCAGTTCTTTACGTAGTTCTTCAAGAATTTCAGCTTTTAAAGCATCTACATCAAATGCAGCATCTTCTTTAACTTCTTCTTCTTTGTCATCTTCCATAAGTTCGACAGTTTCAACTTGTTTTACTTCTTCTGCTAATTCAACAGCTTCTTTAACTTCAACATTAGCAACTTCATCTGTCGCATCTGTATTTAGTAAAGATTTAAAAGTATCACGTATTTCTTCCAATACGCTTTTTTTAACTTCTTCAGTCATTTGTTGTTTATTTAATGTTAATTGTTCTAAACCCAATAAAGCATCAATAGAAAACCCTTTAAAAGTTCCGTTTGTTGCTTGTTCGTATATTTCATCTGATACTTTAGCCATTGCAACCCATGTACCTTTTGAATATTTTTTACCGTATAATGCAGACTTATCTATTTTCTCATCTTCTACTTGCCAACTTTCAACAAATGAAACATCAGAAAGCTGAACCTCATGCTCTGCACTACTATTATTTTGATTACCTCCTTTAATAAAATTATGTGCTAACTTTCCAATCGTTTCATCTGTAAACGTTATGTAAAATTCATTACCATCTATATTGCGATAAATCTTTTTATTTGGAATAAGCACAGCACCTAAAAGTAATTTCTTTTTTTCATCAATAGCAGAAAATTCCACTATTTTCTTTTGCTCTGAAAGTGCTATAAATTCATCTTCCATTGCTGGGTTTTCAACTAAAGAAATGCCATAAACACCCTCTGTTTCACCCTCTTTAAATACTGCTTCGTAAACTGGTATCATATTAATATAACAATTTTTTAAATTATTTGTTTAAAATTGAAATAAATTTCTTATATTTGATTTATATTTGTGATTGATTTGGGCATCTTTCACTTTTTATTATATTTTTCATAATATTTGATTTTAGTTAGAAAACACCAAGCATTAATTTGTTTGGTGTTTTTTTTATCCTACTGTCGCAGTTGCTTGTGTTTGATTATCTAGTTCTTGTTGTGATGTTACTTCACTACCTACAACAAACGCTTGTATTGGTTGTTGTTCTTGATTTAAACTATCGGCTAATTGATTAACGCCAGATGTACCTACAACATTAAATGATGGTGCTTGTGCGCCACCAGTAGAACCACTAGATGCACCACTTCCACCGCCAAAATTTGGTAATTTCGTAGATATAATATCTTTAACAGATTTAAAACCTATCGCAGCTACACTAGCTATGTTTGCTAATTTTAAACCAAATTCAAAAGGTGTAGCGGTTTTAGTTGATAATTCTGCTGAGATACCTTGATATGTGTTTATCAATGAAGTGGCTATTGCAACTGCTTTACCAGCTGTTGATGTTTGTCCTAAAACATTAGATATGTTTGCTAATGATTGTTTCGCTAATTCTGTTTTTTGTTCTGCTAATATTTTAGACCTTATAAATTCATCTTTTTTAAATTGAACATCTGCTTGTGCTTCTTCTGATTGTATGGCAGCTTTTTTAACAGATTCAAACGCTATAATACCCAACTTAGCATCAGATAACGCTTTTTGTCTTATTATTTCTGGGTCTGATTTAATATCATCAGATGATGGTGCTGCTTTTAAGTCTTTTGGTCTTTTAGCTAATTCTTCTGCTTCTTTTTCTTTTCTTTCTCTTTCTGCTTTTGCTAATGCTGCTTGTTCTCTGCTTACAGTAACGAGTTCGGCACTTAATGATTTTTGTAGTTTTAACCTTTGTGTTTCTAATTGTATAACTGCTGCTTTTGCTTCTGCTTCTGCTAGTAAATCATCTTTATTAGAACCAGATAATTTGTTTTCTTCTATAATCGCATCACGCCTTAATTTAGCGGCTGAAATTTCTTTATTAGTAATATCTTCACTTATTTTTGACGCATCTATTAATGCTTTTTTTCTTTCTTCTGCACTAAATTTTTCACGTTGTGCTGCTTTATCTCTTAATTCTGCAATTCTTCTATCTGCTTTTGCTCTTTCTACTATTAAATCCCTATCAATAATATCTGCTTTTGCTCTATCGTCTGCTATTTGTTGTGCAATTTTTGCTTCTCTTAAATTTTCTTCAATAAAACCAGTTAAAGCATCTTTAGCACCATTAATACTATCAGCAGCTTCATTAAAATTATCTTTAACATCAGACACGCCTTGTTTTAAAGCATCAAATGCACCACTAATATCTCCACTAAATAAAGCTCCTAAAGCTTTGCCCAAAGACTTAACAGTATCTATAACATTCTTTATGGGTAAACCAATGACACTAAATATAGATGCACCAAAAGATTTTAACTTCTTCATAGCAGCACCATCACCACTAAATAAATCAATGATAAAATCACCTAAATCTGCAAAAATATCTACAACATTACCAACAACAGCACCAATCACTCCCATCAATTTAGCAAACTTATTTTGTCCAGCTTCTGAATTTTTAAATGCAGCTATTAATGAACCAACAATAACAACTAATAATCCTATACCAGACGCAGCGATAGCAGCACCAACGCTTTTAAATCCAGTAGCAACACCACCTAAACCACTTTTAAAGTTTTTAAATTTAGTTATAGCACCACCAGTAAGTTTATCTAATGTGCCAGTTAATTTAGTACTGGTTTCGTTAATGTTTTTTTGGTTTTCATTAACATCTGTTAATTCGTTGTTGAGGTTTTTAACACCTGTATCATCGAATTTAGTTTTTATTGTTATTGTTTTTATTTCGCTCATTTTCTTTTACGTTGTTTCCAAGCTTTTTTAAAACTTGTTGTTAGTTCGTATTTACCTTTAGCAATATCTACACGCTCTGAAACGTTGTATAAATCACCTAATTGTAGCATTTGATGTATTAATTCTATCATATTTGTCCGCTTGTATCACGTTTAATAAATATACCTCTGCTACCAATTGTAACAGTACCAGCATCAGTAGATAACCAAAAACTGCCACCGTTAGAAACAAATGTACCAAGCGAGAATATAGGAAACCCTACACTAACTTTATATGGTGCCGTTTTACCTGTGCTTATAATTCTATTAACGATTAAAATACTTCCAGCACCACCAGTACCATCTGGTGTTGCACCAATATCTAACACTAAATCTATAACGTTTGGCGAACCTGTTTTTGCTGTTATTTCTAAATCTAAACGCACATCATAACTATCACCCAATCCTATCGGTGTGATTTTATCGTTTGCAGTATCCCATAATTCAGATATACCACGTATTTCATAAGGTAAATATCCGCTTTCAGATGTTGCACCAGCACCATCTATTGATAATTTTTGCGTTGTTGTTGTTATTACTTGCGTTGGTGTTGTTGTTTCACCATCCACATAAAAACCCCAACCACCTACATTATAAAGTTCTGTTGTATTATCGTTTACTTTATCAAATGCATCACGTAATGCATCACCAGTACCATCATTTGCTACTGTACCTATGTTTATTGTTTGTTTAGCCATTATCTGCTGTTATTATATTGTTATCTACTGTTATTGTGTTATTATCTACTGTTATTACGTTAGATGATTGTATTACTGTGAACTTCGGATTGTTTAAATCATCTGTTACTTGTATTTGTGCTGAACGTACACCACTATTGTTAGCTGATACATCATAAGAAACAGTAAAAACTACATCTGTTGTTGTTGCTGTGTTTAATGTAATCCACGATGTACCATCACCAGTATCTACTAATGATATTGTTTTACCAGATAATCCGTAATAAATGTTTGTGTTACTTTGTACACCACTACCAACTGATTGAGATGCATCTCTAAACCTTGATGTGTTTAATAAATCTGATGCTAACGGTGCATTGTAAATATCATTAATCAATTCTAACTTGTCTTTTCGATTTATTAGATTAGCTTCTAATTTATTTATGATGTATCGTTTACCTTTAATTATAAGTCTGTCGTTTAATTGTAATGCTTGTAACAAACTATCTGGCAATATTGAACTGTAATTAAATAAACGTCTTTTAATGCTAAATATATCTGTTATGTAGTCGCTGTAAAATCTACTGTAAATAGTATCTTGATAAACTTGATATGTAAACTCATTAACTACTGCGTTAAAGTTTAGATTAAAACTATCTTGATTTATTATTCTACTATGTGTTGGCATTATAACAGATGAACCTATATCTTGATATGTTAAATCACTATTTACAAAACCAATAGGATTAGATGCAACATCAACCACATTAGCATAGAATAAAAACGGATTACCAGTAATACTATCTAATTTATCATCAATGTACGGACAGTATTGTATTGATGTTTGACTATTATCATCCTGGTCAAATATGCGTTCAAATATTGGATTTTCAAATATAACTTCAACAGATAATGTTTCGCCATCTAATAACGTTGTTTGTGCTGCATCTTCATATAAACGCTGTTCTAAATTACCATAAATAATTCGATTATCTTTTAAATATTGTGCTGCTAATATCTGGTCGCTTTCTTCAAACTTAAAATCTAATTGGTTGTATATCTTGCCACGTTTTACATCTTC